AACCAGTACATATAACCCTATTGGCTATACCATAACGATTTTTACTTACAATAATACTTCTTAAAACCTCTCCAATCCCATCATCTCCAAGTACTTTGAATCCACGATAGGTAGATAACTTTTCTCTAAACGGAAAGAATAATTGCAATACTACATCAGAATCTTGACCTGGATTTCCTGAATCTTTCAAATCATTTAGACCAGGTTCTGATAAGTCTGCCTTTCTTCTATCCATTGAAGAAGATTCTCGATTTTGCTGCATTAACGCAAATCAAGACAACGGTAACTTCTTTTTCAGAGTAACCATATATTTTGATAACTCATCGATTTCTTCTTTTAATTTTCTACCTTCTTCACATCGAATTAATGAAAAATGGTCCAATACACCAATTATTAATTGATGTGGATTATTAGGAATATAAACTTTTCGATTTCCTCTTTTTTCAAACGTACCTATCGTTTCAGCAAATTCTAAAGTACATTTATAAACAGAATTAGCACTTACTGTTGATTCAACTATAACAATATATTTAGAAACAGTCTCGATTCATTCTCTAGCTTTTTCCAAACATTCATATGCATAATCATTTAATGGTTGCATAAACGAAAACATATCATCAATAGTAAGATAAATTCCAAATTCTTCTGCACAATAAAGTGCCATTAATTTGGCAAGTAAAACATCCTCTCCAATCTCCAAAGAAAAATACAGAAAATAAACTGGTTTCTCTTCATTAATTTGTTTTAAAAGATTATACATCATATATAGCACAAACGAGGTTTTACCTACAGAACTAGCTGCACTAACCAGATAATATCTATGTGGCTGAATACCACCTATGACTTTATCTAGTTTCGGCATACCGGTAGATTTACCAATATTTTGACCTTTTCTACCTTGAGTAATTATTTTTCAAAGTTCTTCTAATTGTGCCATTATATAGTTTCGTATACATTAAATGTCGTTTCAACTTCTCCTTCCTGAGGATGTTCTTTTAGATAAGCGAGCTCTGTTCATTTCTGAGATATAATAAACTCACAAATTCCATAGCTAATCTTACCATGTTCTTTTCCTCATTGAAGTAATTCCATTACCTCTTTATGTTTTTCTGGATTGTGTTTAATTGCAGAAGAATAAGCAAAGAAAAATTCATCTAAAGTATTAAATTTCTTTGCAATGTTTCTTAATGGAAGTAATTTTCCATTGGATGATATAAAAGGTGGATATGCTTCAAACAGTTCTTGCCCCATCTCACCTGAGTTCTTAAGTCAAGATTTCAAAAAGTTCTTATTGAAATCAATTTCATTAGGATTATATTCTTCAGGATTATAATCTTTTTTGATTAAACCCTTACTCTTTAACGATTCAAATATTGTTCTTAGTCGTGTTCCTCCTCCATTATTAAATCATTTAGCGAAGTATTCAGGATGTCCTTCCTCGTCACGAGCTAAAAATGTTAGATAAACAACTAAGAGTTCATCTGCCGTTAAATTATAAGTAGTTAATAAATTTAAAATAGTGTTTATATCCAATTTAATAATGTTTAAGTTAAACACACCTCAAACATTACATTTATTTATTTCTCCTTTAAAGGATATTTAATCGTTAAATAGTTTCATCTGTACAGGCGGGAATGATTGTTTGATTTTATTCTGTAGTTCTTCAGATTCAACACAACCATGGATAAATTCACAAATCCAATCCACGCTTTCTACAACATCTTCTTTTAGATAATCAAGAAATTGCTTTTTAGATATTCCACTAAGAACATCTTGTACTTGATTATCAGTTAAATAAATAATCATTAGAATCTAAATTTAGTATTTGTAATACTTTCTCTTTCTCTAGTTTCTATAGATTCACCATTAAGAACCCTATCCAGTTGTTCTTCATTAATTGTAATAACCTTAGAAGTAGTTGAATTGTTAAATCAGTTTACTTCTTGAGTTCCCTTCAAAACTAATGTAAATATTTCAGAAGTTTTTCCCTCTTCAAATCTTATAGCTCTACCAATTCTTTGTGTCTTTCTGGTTTTAGACGAATCAGTATGAAGTATTACTTCAAGATTTATTCCTTTACAATCCAATCCTTGATCAGCTGCTTTAGAAGTATGAAGAAAACCACAAGTTGCTGCATCAAATGCTGCAATAGTAGCTTTATTTTCCTTCTTTTTCTTTTCAGAATGCATTGTTCAACCATTGCCAAAAGATTCCGCTTGTTTTATAGTAGACGAAAAAGTTATTCCTTTTTTATCTTTTCGAGCTTCAAGAATTTTCTTCGCAATTTCCATCTTTTTAGGATGATTGTAAATAAATTCCTTTCTTTTGCGCATGCAACGATTTCATTTTTGAGCAACTCCCATTAGAGTATTACCATCTAATCCCATCTTTTTAGCATATTTACGACATTGAATGATATCTGTAGCACAACTCATTGCTAATTTGAAATCTCAATCAAATACAGCAAAACATTGATTGAATTCTCTTGTTAAATTATTATATTCTGTTAAGTCTACATCTAATAAAACAAGATATTCTCTATGTGGAGCAACTCATCCATTTGTTTCTGCTAATTCTATTGGAATTGTATCACAAACAGGCGCATATTTACTAATAAGTATCTGTTTGCCATCTAATCTTTCAAAAGTAGCAGTAAGACCAAGAATATTATTGTATGAAACTTTCTCAAATACTTTTGAAAAAGTATCAGCAGCCATTAAATGAATTTCATCAATAACAAGAAGATCACAAGTTCAATCGTATTTTACTACAGTATTAATTATTTCTACTCTAGCATTGTCTAGTAATCCTCATTCTTCTAAATGATCTATTCATTGTTCTTTTAAAGCGTCAGTAGGAACAACTACTAATGCAGAAGATCTATCGTTTCGTTTAACAAAAGCAGATATAAGATTTAAAGCTATTCTGGTTTTTCCAAATCCAGTACAAGCTACAACGGTTGCAGCACCAGATTTTAATCAGTTTCTAAGACATTCTTTTTGACGTTCGGTTCTATCCATGACGCACTTCATCAGCTAATAGAACAACTTCTCATAATTGTTCTATATCGGAAAACTCAAAAAGAGACTCCATAAGTTCTCCAATGTTATCTTCTCCGAATTCTTCTAATCAATCATATAATCAATCAGGTGTTCAGTCAGGAATAGAACCATGTTCTCAACCTTCTGAATCTGCATCGCAGATTCATAAACTTGGATATCAACGTCCTTCAATACACTCATCATATTCTTCTTGAGGTACACCTCAATCAGGAATCTGAACGCCTATTCTATGATTGCCTTTTATCTGATTTAATTTATCAAACGTTTCTCTACTTATCATAGTGTTAATTGTTGGTCTTTCATTTTTTCAATAATCTTATATGCTTCTGATATATAATAAGTGTAATTAATGTCCCTTTCTTTAATAGGCATAACATTAAACTTATTATAAATTGTTACAGGAGAGAATGCACACAATGCAATTGGAGAACCCACAGGTTTACCAGATTCATCGACTTTTTGTTTATAAATCAGTTTACCATACATAGACATATAATATCTATTTATATGAGATACTCTCTTATCTCCATAAAAGACTTCAAATTTCTTATCAACCTTTTGAAACGTACAGAATTTCTTAATATCTTCACAAGATCTAATTGTTTCCTCTGGACTAATTCCATCAACAAAATATTTATTAATTGCCTCAGGAATAATCAATGGTGCCAAACCTTTTCCAAGTATAGGTTCATCAATAAACAAACCCTTCTTCTTAATAAGTTTTGGATCGTGAGAACTACTTCAGCCTTCTTTAACTCCTAAATAATCATTAATAGCATATTGATAAAATCGTTCAAAATAATCAGATGCTAATGTAAGTCCGGTAATTTTACACCATTCGTCACATCATGCGTGTGCTTTTTCTTGAAGATTCTTCTTCATCAAAACAAACACGCCATCTGTATTACTTTGAATTATTTTACATCCGATTTCACTTAATCCTTCTGCAAGCATCAGTAACATTAACTGACCATTGATTCTGATAGTTAATGCCATTTTTGGATCATAACACCAAGAATATTCACTCTGTAGATTACCAGAAAGACCATTTACTGACAATTTTAAAGTTTCATTCTTTAATTTATTGCCATTACGTTTTGCTTCAAGTCTTTCTGATAGAATTCCAGCATAAACCTCTGTAAATTCTGGACCAAGATGTTGAGGATACAATCCTTGTGAAACGATAATCGATGGATACATCGAATCGACATCAACGTCCTCGAGAAGTTCATCATCAGAAGGTTCAAATATTTCTGGAGTATTTACACTATGAACACCACCCATAGCAAAGGTGTGTTCTACACCACCAAGAATAAAGTGTCTTTCAAATGAATTATCGTTTGGATCAACACACAGACTCTTTAACTCGCCTAATAAATTCTGTAATACCTTCGTTTTAAATGAAATAAATGGAAATATTATATCTTTAAAACAAAGATTATCACAAGGACTGCGTAAATCTTTTATTTGAAATCATTGTTTACCTGTTCGCTGTAAATAACGAACTTTAATAATTTCCATGCCTAGATTCACACCGTCTTTATTTAATGCTGATATATGATATTCATCTTCAATCGCTAAACGAAGATTAATATCTTTTTCACAACGAGACAAAAACTCCTCAGTACTTTCTACATCATTTAGATTATACGCGAGTAATTTTTCAATATCTTTATCTGGCAGTGGTCTATTGAAATCTCCATCATATTCTTCTACATTTTGATATTCCATGGTTACTTGCAATGCTTTTAAACTAGTTCTCAATTTCTGAGATCATTTCATTGTAAGTAAATCTAAATCTGGAAATAGTTCTGCATACTTGTATTGCGATCAAGATGCTGAAGTTTCGGAATTAATGATTTTATCTGAGAATTGTTTGATTTCTGCAGTAATTTCTCAAACTGGACGAAGAATCAACCTCTTATAATTTATAATTAAATAAGATATGATTGGCTTATCATAATGCATGCTATTGAATCCTACGAAATAAATTCCACCATGTAAAAATAACTTGACTATTTCTGGCAAATCATTTCTACGGGAAGATATTTCGTACGATTTAACACGCTTAGATTCGGTATTTTTAACGGTGACACTAAAAAAATTAGGAAAGATTTCTACATCGTAAACAAAACAAGTTTTATTCCTTATTATCATCGTACTTATTTACAAGACTCCAACCCTTGTAAGCAGCAACATTTTCGATTTGTTCCTTTAGATTAGTCCATTTCTTAATGTGATACTCAAGGTCATTATCAAGTAAAAGAAGAATTTTATCTCTAAGTAACGTTAAGGTTGCAGACGGAACGGATGATACTCTTGTTCTTTGTTCAAGATTAAGAAGTGCTCTTAATTCAGAATAAGTTAGTCCAGTAGGAACTACTCGGAAATATCCTCCATCAATAAATAATCTTTCCTTCATTACCTGGATCCATGGACGAAGTTTATTATTTTCATCGAACTCTGTTAAATCCTTCTTTTCATCTTCTGTAAGCCAGATTCCAAGAGACATAATAAACTCATCAGAAATTAGTTTTCTATTTATGGGTTCACAGGCATCTAGACAAGCATAAAGCAAATCTCCAATTGTTAATGTTTCAAATTCTTTTGGAAGAGCCGAAAACATCATTGTAATTGAAGCATCGTTTCCAACGTGATTAAGTTCCTTAAACTTATTAATAAAATCAAGAATATCTTTGTTGGTTTTAAACATTTCGATAGCCAAATCGTGTTGTAGATATCTATGCAGAAGTTCTGCATTACAACTTCTATGAAGTTTCTGAATATTCTTTCTCACTTCAAGTTTGCCAAACTTATAGTTCGTCTTACGATATAACATATCTAGTGTATGATTATATGCTCTTTGTAGCTCATCTAAAGACATATCTAATAACCGAATTGATTCGCCATTTTTATTAATTCAGCTTCAGTTATTGATATTGTTTTCACGCTTTTCCATTGCCTGCGTGAGTTTATCTGCTAAATCACTCATATCTTTAAAATTTATAATTGTTATTAATTGATTCTTTATCTAATTCCTTTATGAAGTTAAGAAAATAGCATTGGGTATACTTATACGTTTCCTTAACTCCAGTATTTCGCTGATAGTATTCATCACCAGCATTTACATATTCACATTCTAAAAAACCAGTGTCTCCTATTTCTGGATTTACACCTGATCAATTAGGAAGTTTTGTTACAGTAATATAACGAAGAAGACTGTTGTTAGGTTCATCTAGATTCTGAAACACCATTGTAGTATACTGTTCGTCCAGTTTAGCTACTAGTTTCCCCCGAATTGTCGTCTTCATTTAATGTACAAAAATAATGATCAAACTCCTTAATTATATGACTTAAATAACTGAAAACCTCTGCATTATTCTGTTCTAACGCATTATTTCCAATCTCTTTAAGCATATTATAATACTTTTCTTCAATTGTTTTTAGATCTTTTACACCTTCTACTGGTACATAATCTACTGTCATAGTAGGATGCTTGTGTTCAGGATCAAGCGCAATTGCCAATTTAACCAGATCACTACAATTAGATTCTATGTTTCTTTTTATATAAGAGAGTTGTAGAGACTCTGTTATATTACAGGAATTAATTGCATATAAAAACTGCTTACATAGAATAATAAGATCTATAATACTTTTAAGAAAAGGACTTTCGTTCGATTCTTCTTGAGATTTAAATTTCATAATCTTTCTTTTTAAAGAACACACAAATTTATAGCATATAACGTTTTGTGAAAATTAGTATTAAATTGTTCTTCGAACAAATCTAATAATAACGTAGATACTTCAAATTCATGGTCCTTAATATACATTTTAATTGGGAAAGTTGCTGTTGTATTCAGCCATTTCCAAATATCTTCGTCTCTAAATTGAATCGTATTTGGTTCTAGCCAAGTATGTACTTCAGATAATAGAAAATGTAACTCTTCAGAATGATTTTTATCCAAGAGAGTAAGTAATTTTTCCATCTTCGGATCCAACATTAAATCTAGTGGATCCTCGTGAGTCAGGCATGGGTACCAGTGGTTCCCTACCTTTTTTACTTTTATTAGAAAATTCATCTTCGGGTAAATTTAAACATCTAGCGGCAAATACACACAACTCATCAACTTCATTGTTAATTTCGTTATCAGCATGTCCTTTTGTCCACTCCATCGTAACTTTATGAAAACTAAGATAATCTAGTATCTTGAACCATATGTCAAGATTCTTTTTAGAATAATCTTTTTCTCTATACCATTTTCCAACCCAATCCTCTACAATCGTATTGACAACATACATTGAATCAGAAATAATAGTAATTTCAACAGGCTCTTTAAAATATTCTAGTGTAGCTAATACAGCAAGAGCTTCCATTCTATTATTAGTGGTATTTTTAAAACCTTGATATAATTCTTTTACTTTATTACCTTGTTCATCAAAAATTATAGAAGCATATCCTCCAGCTTTTATACTATCTTGATAAGAACCATCAGTATAAGCTATATACTTTTTCATTTAATTAAATTTTAGTACAGAACATCTTCTATTTCTGAAAAGTAAGTCTTGCAGAATCAATTATAATCCTGCAAGACTTTTAAGTTGCTTACTTAATGTACTTAGCAAGACACTCCGAAATTAGAGACATTGCATGACTTCTTGAAATCTCTCTAATTTTATTTCTCTTAGCTACAATTGTAGAAAATTTAGGAGATTCCTTTGCTCTTTTTTCAGCAAGTTCCCGTCCAATCCTCTTTACGAAAACATCTTTGACAGAACAAACAGCAACACCAAAAGTCATTGTTCTTGTTTCAGGATCATAACAAGAAGCTACTGTTACTCGAGGAACTCTCTTAGATTCAGGTTCTGTCTTTTCATAAACATAAAGAACATCTCCGTTGTCATTCGTCAAAACAGGAAGACGACGAATGTGCACAGGAGCAGAATAATAAAACTTAACTTTCTTCATTTTTATTATTTTTAATTAATTCAAAAACTCCATCGTTTGAAATGGATTTGATTACATAATCATTAATTTGGTCTCCAACACTGAGGAATGGACCACCTTCTGGATCTAGAGCTGCGACAAAATTACCTACCTTAGATTCACCTTCAAAAGCTATTAATCGATAACTATATCCAGAATTCTTATCAACTTCAAGTTGCCACAAATCATCTTTGATGTGTTTTAATTTATGAACAAGATGATACCTAGCAGGTATTAATATTTCTTCATTAAAATTGAATTTCTTCATTTACAATTAAACAACTAGAAGACAAATAAAGATTAAGTACCGATATTGCATTTTCAAGAGCAAGTCTATCTGATTTTGCAGGATTTATAATTCCTGCTTCAATCATATTAACCCATTCCATTTTATTTGCATCAAATCCTATATCAGGATCACCTTTATAGTCTTTGACGTTTCCACCAGCATTTACAATAATACGTTCTTGGACAGCAAACAAGGATGTTAAAATAGCATTAACTTCTTTGCTTAAATTCTGTTCCATTAAAGGTAAAATTGCTTTAATGAAAGAAACTCCACCTCCAGCAACATATCCTTCTTCGATAGCAGCCTTTGTAGCACAAACCGCATCTTCTATACGATCTCGTTTTTCTTTCATTTCTAACTCAGTGGTACCGCCAACATAAATTGAACAAACACCACCAGTTAATTTTGCTAATCTTTGAGAATGAAATTCTCTTAAAAAATCAGCATCTAATGTATCAGATACTTGTTTTAATTGTTCTCTAATCTGATCAACTCTTTTGCTAATTGCTGCTTTTGATCCATGTCCTCCAATAATAGTAGTACTTTCCTTAGTTACAGTGATTTTTTCACATTTTCCAAGCATGTCTTCTGTAACTTTTGGAAGTTCTATTCCAGATTCATAACTAACAACTGTACTATTAGTAAGAATAGCCAAATCATCTAGAATAAATTTTCTATATTCACCATAAGAAGGTGTTTTAATAGCACAAAGTTTAATACGACCTTGCATTACATTAATCTTTAGATTTGTAATAACTTCATCATCATAATCTTGTGCAATTAAAAGAATTGGTTTGTGTTTTCTTGCAGCAATTTCTAGAATAGGAACAATATCTCTCATTAACTGAATCTTTTGATCAGTAATAAGAATATACGGTTCTTCTAGTTCACAAATTTGTTTAATCGGATCAGTAGCAAAGAATTCGGACTCCATACCTCTATCAAACTGCATTCCAGTAATAATATCAGTATAAGTCCAAATAGTAGGACTTTCTTGGACGGTTATTACTCCATCTTTTCCCACTTTCTCGAAAGCTTCAGCGATAAGTTTTCCAATTTCTGAATCATTGTTAGATGAAATTCTAGCAATCCTTTCAATATCGCCATCTCCAATAGGTATAGCCTGATCTTTAAGATTCTGAACGACATTTTCAAAATAAGGCTTAAGAAGATTTTTTAGTTGAATTGGATTTGTTCCAGATTTAATAAGCTCATCAGCTGTTTTTATCATTTCGTACGCTAATACTACAGTAGTAGTTGTAGCATCTCCTGCCATTTCAACAGTACGAACACTAGCCTCACGAAGTAACTGTACACCAAGATTTTCAAACTTATTCTTAAGCTGAATGTTCTTAGCTACACTTACTCCATCTTTTGTTATTAAAGGCTTTTCATCTCTATACTCATCTATAACAACACATTGTCCTTTTGGACCTAATGTTGAACTTACAGCTGTAGCAAGAACTTCCATACCTTTAAGCATAGAAGCTCTTGCGTTTTTATTAAATAGTAACTCTTTATTCTGCATTAAAATCCAATTTTCATCTTTGCAGAAGGTTCTGTATAATCAGGTTTGTCCGGATTATAAAGTTCAGCTAAGGTCATATCTTTAATAGTAGAATGACCGAGATTATATTTTTCATTTAGTGCTGCAACCTTATCTGCGTGTAGTTTGCCAAATTCATATTTAGCGATACATCTTCCTTTTCTAAGTAGAGCAGGATCAATTCTCGTAATAGGAGCATTAAATGTACAAATAAATTTAATATTTACAATATCACTTAAAAGTCCATCTGCCATATTTAGAATAGTAGCAATTGCGTTGTTGAATTGATTTTCCTCTCTATCTTCTAGAAGTTGTTCACAATCTTCAAGAATGAATACAGAATCAGTATGATCTGTTATGAAAGTAGTCAAATCTGGATCTCCAAGTCGCTGTGCAATACTATTTGGAACAATAATGTATTCCTTTGGTACTGCACTAATAAGATGTCTAATATAAGAAGTCTTTCCACTTCCCATAGTTCCATAAAGCAGTATTAAACCACTGGAACGATCTTTAAGGAAATCCACAATGTCTTTGTTAATTGGAAGAAAATCATCATTATAATTTTCTTCAATATTAACAATTCTAGGTTTAACGTCTTTTTCAGATGTATAATAATCACCTTGATAAACCTTAATAAGGTTAACCTTGCCTTCTTTAGATTCGATTTCTTGAGCAGGATAAGTATAGAAAATCTTCTTAGCGAATTCTATAATATCCTCTACCTTTTCAGATTGATCGTAACAAACAGTGATGCCATCTCTCTTTACATAAATAATTCTGTTATCTCCAGCAATTATATTATATCTTTGACTTGGTTTACCACTATTTCTCCAAGAAGGACTTGTGATT